GTGATATTTATTTTTAATTAATTATACAAGTATCTCCATCTATATCTACAGATTCTGAAAATCCTTGCATAACTAATAGCGGCTGTTGCTTATTTCTCTTGGTCTCTATAGGTACATTACACTTGACATTCACACAAGGGATACACTTACCTTTGTAGTGTACAGTCATGCCCTTCGTCTGCTTCCTATAATGAAAAAAAAATCTGTACTTCTTCATGTGTTACGCTATATACACCCCGTATGCCGCAGTAAGTAACAGCGTGAGGTAGAAGAAGAAAAGGAAGTATGCCGTTGACATATACTTTCCACCCTCATTATGCTTGTTTGTTTGTTTCATCATACCTATAGTTCCATTAGACAGTTTATGGCGGTATGGCCACCGATAACTACACCGCAACCTATCGCCTGCTTCTTGAAGTTCTTGGCGTATGCGGCTGCGTATGAGCCTCCATCTACACCACAACCTACCTGCATACCGAAGACCTTAAAATTCCTTCCCACAACCCACTCTGTGTACGCCTGTGTGTGTATGTGGCCCTGTACAGTGGACATCATATCGTTCTTTGACTTGGTTCTTGCAGTCCCACCCTCACCGTGTACATACTGTACGCCATCGTACACTACCCTGTCTACCCAGTTCCAGTTAGTTCCAAGCACCTCGTTGTAGTCCTTGATCCAGCGTGCAGGTATCTGAGAGTCAAATGCCTTTCGCATTATTATCCTGTCGTGGTTACCTATACACACATCAGCAGTAGGGAACTCTTCCCTCCACTTAACTATCTCTTGTATGGCAAAGTCAAGTTCGTCACCACCACCAAGCCCATCAGGGTCTGCGGTATGAAAAGAACTGAAGTGGTTGTCAATAATATCTCCAATCATAATAACCTGATTGCAGTTGTAGTTGGCGTATACCTCCTTGCAATGCTCGAAGTATCCATCCAGAGTGAACGGAGCGTGAAGGTCTCCAATGATTAGTATACGTCTCTCATTCCTGTTTAGGTTCTCGAAAGCTTTACGCTTGTTACCATACAGCCTGGGTCGTATCTGATCTTTATATGTCATCGGTTAGGGATTGAATTAACTCCTCCATTAGGATGCATATATGCCTCGCCTTGTCCTTGGCAGAATCGTTGTCACGTTCCATTAGGTCTTCGTAGATTTCGTTAGTAAGGTCGTGAAGGTTGTTGCACACGTAGTTTATGTGCGTAATTACTTCTACATCCTTGCGAGATACTCCTGACATACTATTCCATCAACTGCTTTAATTTGGAGTTTGATATGGACAGCTGTAAAGTTAAACTTTTTATTTGACTTTCTAGGTGTTTGATCTTATCTTTTTCAGATAAAAAATATATACTGTCTGACCCGCCAAACCATTCCTCCACTACGGTGCTGTATGTCTCCTTTATTTTTGGGTCGTTCTTAATGTAGTACGACCACTCAAACAGGCTGTGAAGAACAGAGGCATGAGACTTGTCAAAGAAGAATCCTATCTGCTTATATGTTAGGTTAAGGTACGTCCTCATTGCCATGAAGCAAGCTGCCCTGGCATATATGACTGGCCTCCTCCTGCTCTTGGCAAGAACATTTACACCAAACCTCTCTGACGTTATCTCTATTAGTGCGTTAACTCTTTCTTTCTTAAGGGTACTTATTTTCATTGTTAGACTTGATTGTTAGGTTTAAATTTAATAGGTCTAGGTACTCGTCCATGTCAACGATACACACGTCTGTTAGCGTAGGCTTGCCGTCAGTCACGTACATTATCTCAAACACAAACGGAAGGGGTTCGTCAAAGAACGTTACCATTCCTGCAAAGATATAGGTACAGATATCGTTTGGCTCAATGTCAGGCATATTAGAGTCGATAAACAATGCTATCGCATAAGCCTCGCTTGGTGACATATCCTCCAATCCATCTGTGTATCCTATCTCTATGTCATATTTACTGACCTTTATAGACTTCGACTTTAACTCCATGCTTCTGTAGTTCTTGTATTCTGTACTCCTGCAACTTAGATAGCTTTCCCTTTGGTTTCTTAACCTCTATGAACTCCACGTCAGAGTTCTTTGGGATGGCTATCAGGTCAGGTATACCGTTCTTGTTTGTTAACTTTAGTTTTATGACGTAGTATCCCAGTGCCTCTAGCTCCTTGATCTTCTTTGACTGTATCTTCTGTTCGGTCATAGTTTGTTTAATTTATTTCTACTTAGAAAGTAACCATCCCCATGTCCCAAGTTCTTAATGTTCTCCCTCCTTATTAAATCGTCCTTTGAAGCCCATCCCACAAACTCAACCGTGTTATTATTTACATATGCTAATATATAAATATCTACGTCATGGTTTACTTTTAGTGTTGATAACAGGTTTCCATTTTTATAACGTGTAGATTTTATATCATACCTGTTGTTATCCCTTGTTACACCATCAGCACTACCACTCCTTGGCGA